TCTTCACGGTCGCCTTCGAAGCATCAACAATGTCCCGGGCCAGATCATCGAAGTCACTCAACGGTCTCTCCCGTCTCCTCTACGGGGAACCGAGCTGCCGTGGTCTGACCAGCGGCCGGCGCGCCCTTGATACGCAGCACCCGTCCCACCAGAGACTGATCCTCAGGACACGCATCACACACCGCGACCATGCCGGTTTCGATGCCGGAAGTGCCGGACGGAAGATGAAGCTCCTGGTCCTGCACCGCCACCGCCTGCCCAGGCGCTTCCTCGACAGACGGAATCGAGACGGTCGCCTTGAACCGAGCCGGACCCGCGTAGACCGCCTGGATCGTCTTCGTGACATCAAGCGTGAGGGGGTCGGTGACCTCGACAAGCGTGCCGACACGCCACGTCTGCGTCATGCGGGACTCAGCCGCCGACCGCAACTGCGGCAGAATCCACCCAACATCCGATCCGAGGCTCACCAGTCCGCGCCCTCAAAGATCGGATACCCGGCAATATCAACCCCGCAGGAGCAGTACGTCGCACCGAAGTACAGGGAGCACCACGGCAGGTGCAAGCTCACGTTCGGGGCCGTGTCGATAGAGAACGCCCCATCAGGCTCCGTAAGCCCCAACAGAGCCCACCACTCGTCCAAGATGACGACGCGCCCCTTACCAGACCGGTACGTCTTCGACGACGACCCATCATCGACCGAGATCGTCACCTGCGTCGCATCATCCGGTCGGCGCACATGCGCGACAACAGCCTCCCGCACCACATAGTCGAGCTTCGCCGCATCCGGGTCAGGAACACCCAACTGGTCAACACGCGTCTGAATCAGCATCTCCGCGTCGGAGATCCACAACTCCCACTGCTGCTCAGTGATCGAACCCGGTTCGGGGGCGGTCACACCCAAAGCGACCGCAATCATTGCAGGCGTCACAGACATGACCGCCCCCTCCTATCAGGAGCCAGCGTTGATCGTGGCGAAGGCGTCGAGGTCCATGATCGCCCAGCCGTACACGACCTCCGCGCGCAGCGCGATCTGGTTCTTCCGCTTCAGGTCGCCCTGACCGTCCGGGTCACCGTAGGTGATCCGCTCAAGGCCGATGTTCCGCTGCACACCCCAACGCAGCTGTGCGAAGTCACCGACGATGCCCTCAACACCGGTCCCGCCAGTCACCTCGGGCTGACCCGACACGGTGTCGGACACAGACACACGGAAACCCTCGAACGAGGAGATGTCCGTCGTGAGGCCGATCTCCGGGTACTTCTTACGCCCATCGTCGTACCGCACCGTGGCGATCTTCCACGCATACGCCGGGTCAAGCGCAAGGCCCGTGGGGCGGAACCCGGCAGAGATGACCTGACCAACCGCATCCTCGATGTCGAGGTCCGGGTCGCCCGAGTCAGCAACCGTGTTCGTCGTGTCGGTGATCTTCTCCGTGATCGACGCAACCGACGTGCCCGTGAGCGGGTTGATCGCGTGGTACACACCCAGGTCAAGGGCCCGCGACAGGGCAACACCCAGCGCGTCCGAGATCGTCGACAGGACCGCGAGCTGGTAGTCCTCGTCAGCCCACTGAACCTCCTGGTTGAAACGAGTCGTGACCTGCACCTTGTGCGGGGTAACGGTCTTCGTACCGAACGCAACATCCGAGGGCGACTTGTTCGCACCCTCAGCGACGTACTCAGCCTTCGGAGGCGTCGTGAACGTCATGAGCTGCGTCTCACCGAACTGGAACGGCTCAGCACCCGACAGAGCCGCAACGGTCGAACCGCGCTGCGCCTTCTGCCAAACACCAGCCGCGAGATGCTTCGGGAGCGAAAGTCCCGACGTGGCAAGCGATGCCATGATTACTCCTTCAGTTAGTCGGACCCACCGAACAGCGACTGCGCGAACTCGCGCGTGCTCGTGTCCTCGACGGAACCCGTTGTCTTAGTGCCGCCCTCCTTCGGGGCGACATTGCCTTGCTTCTGCTTCTCGACGACCCGCTCAGCCAGGCGCTTCGCCTGTGCCTCGAGGGTTGCCTCATCCGAACCGGTCAGGAATAGGTCGCGATCCTCGGCCGTGATGCCGTGCCTCGCCGCGATGTCAGAACGCAACGCCCGGGCCTCCGCTTCGGCGTGCTTCTGCTCAAGCTCGGCAAGCTTCTGCTCGACCGTCTTCGCACCCTCAGCCTTCGCCTTCAGGTCGGCATAGTCCGCGAACTTCGTCTCGACTCGCGCGATGCGCTCCTTGACGATGCGGTCCACATCAGCCTGCGTGAAGGTCTGCTCCTGCTGCTTCTGCTCGCCCTCGGTGGCGTTCTCCGCCGACTCCTGGGTTTCATCAGCCATTTCGGTTCTCCGTTTCCGTGCCGTCGCACATCACCGACCAGAAGCGCGGTCGTAACGCCAACCCCGTAAGGGGGAAGATCATCGGCCCTCGTAATGAGCCACCCACCAGCGGATCGTCTCTTTCTCCGCCGCAGTTCGCTTCCGCTTGGACGCGACGTACTGCAATGCCGACGCCTCCGGACCGACATGAGAACCGTCGAACACCGGCACAGCAGTGCACATGCAGTTCTCGTGCGCTGCGAAACGAGCAGTGTCCTTCCGGTACACAGCACCACGATCAGCGAGAAACTTGCAGAACCCGCACGCCTTCGGAGATGCAAGCCGCATCCACCCCACGGACGCCGGATCACGACGACGGTTCGCGAGGATAGTGTCGCGGTATGGGCGCACAACCTCCGGCTGCACAACCTCGGCCATCCTCGACGCTGCCTGCTCAACATCGGCGGAGAACAACGGGTCAGAAGCCCACGCGATCGCGCGGCGGATCTTCACCGTCCGATCAACCACGACCGGTTCAGCAAGGAACGAACCACTCACGTACCGGTCGCGCTCGTCCTCGTAGAAGTCCGCGGCCAAAGCAGACGACCCATCCGAGTAGTAGTCGATCAACCCGGGAACCGTCGAAAGCAACGCATACCGTTGCGCATCCGGCGTCCCCGATAGCGAGTACAGGATCTCGTTCGCATCCGCCACAGCAGCATCAGCGAGCAGCTCGAGCGTCTGCTTAGACTGCTGCGCGGTTGGCATTACGCTCCGCCAACGCAGCCACAACATCACGCCCAACGACGCGACGCTTCTCCGCCAACGCCCGCTGGATCTGCTGCTCATCCAACCCCAGCAACTCCAACCCGACCTCAGTGTCTGCAAGCCACGGCACTGTAGCAATCTGCTTCGCACCCGCATCCGCCTGAGCTGCACGAGACAGGTAGATCGGAGAACGCCACTTAGGCTGAATCGACGCCCACTGCGACGGGACATCAGACAGCCCGTTCTGAATCGCCAACGCCCGCGTCACCGTACGACGAATCGGAACCGACCAGTCATCCATCGCACCCTCAGCCTCAGCGATCAGGTTCTCCCGAGACGCGTTATACGCATCGGCACTGGTCGGGTTAGCCATGTCCGTCAACGCAAAGTCCGAATCCGGCAGATCCGTCTCCCGAGCCATCAGCTTTGCCAGCGCGTTCAACTGCGCAAGGTGAGGCTCAGGCGATGACGCATCGACCTGCTGCACGCCTGCACGCGGCACCGTCGCCTCATCGTCATCGGGAATGCCGAAGACCCGCCCGAACACGACCTGCCAAGACGACTTAGGAGACCCGTCCGCGTTCTTGAACATGCTCTCATCCGCGCCCAGCAGAATCAGCTTCGGGATCGCGTAAATGTCCATGTGCGCCTCGAGACGCACCAGAGCCCGCAAAGCCGCATCCTGGGTAGCCATAGCCGGGCGAGTGATCCTCGAACGCCCCATCCGCCGCGACGTACGCGGACGATAGATCAGCGGGTCAACAGGCACACCCCAGGGATGCTCTGACCGATCCACCGACCATACGCCGTTGGTCTTCTCGGCCGAGATCGTCACACCGTCGAGGTACAAAACAAACCCCGTGATGCGGTTCCCGTCACGCGACGTGACCGACAGCAGATTGTCCATAGCACGCCGACGCGGATTCCACTCGCCCGTCGCATTCAAAGCGTCCTTCGCGTGCACAAGAGCACGCGGCTCACCCTCAGCGCCCTGCGTCGTAATAAGGAAGCTCACCCCGTGGATGAGTGAGTCCGTGCGGCCCTGCGCGAGCTCAGACAGGAGGAAGTTCGAATCTTCCAACTCCCCGATACCCAACGAATCAAGATCCCCGGACGTCCACACGAACTTGTCCAGATTGCAACGCCGCGCCAACCCGTCAACACCCTTAGCCGTCCAACCAAGAGCCAACGCCAAACGCGAATACTGCTGCGGAATCGTCAACCCGACCTGACGAACAGCACGCTTACCGTCGTAATACGAGGACCGCAACAAGTTCCGCTGGAACTTATCCGCCAACTGCTCAACAAGCAGATTCAGAGTGACCGTCTCATCATCAGAAAGCCCAGGAACACGAAGAGTCTCAACTGTCATAGCACCACAGCCGTCCTCTCCGCCTGCCGGCGCGTAGGACGCACCGCGTTATCGTTCTGAGCCCCCCAAAGAGCCAAAGTCACAGCAACCAGCGGCGTGATATCCGACGCCGCATCCTTCCGGTTCCACGCCCACGCACCCGCCACCGGGCGCTTCCGCGCAACCGACAAAGCCACATTCACCTGCGGCTGGTCTGTGTGCCGAACAGTCGGCTCGGGAGACACAACCGCATCGAAGAACTTTCCACAAGCGATCGCCATATCCCGGCCCTCAGCCCCGGCCAAAGTGACCTCAATGTTCGTGCCGATCAGGAAGTTCCGATCCCGACGCCGCTCCACCAGACCCGACATCTCATCCACTACAACCCCGTGAAGACGGTTCCTCTCAGCCCGTGCCTTCACCCACGGAACAACCCAGTCGACGCCCTTGCGCTGGTCATCCAATTCCACATGCCAAAGCCCGTCAGGGCGACGCCCCGCAAGCCCCACCGCGGCCACCGACCGATCCGGAGGAACATCGATGGCCAACGTCAGACGTTCAACAGCCATCGACGCCGGATCAGCGACCATCGACCACGAATGCTCATCAATGACACGGCCAGAATCCGCCGCATCCCAAACGCCGCGCCCCTCACGGTTCCAGGAATCGTCATCACCCAAGTTCTCCCGCAGGCGCTCCATCGACTCCGGGGGGGTGCGCGTGGGAAACGAAGGATTCATCAACGGCCACTGAGAACGATCATCAGGATCAGACCTCGGGTCAGCGCCGATCTCCAACCAGATCGAGTTCTTCGCCTTACCCTCAAGCGCCTTCGACCGCCGCAACTCCCACGCCTCAGACGGATCGGACGGACGCGGGGGAGTCCCCATGAAGAACAACAACGCTCCATGCTCATGTCTGGCCTGATTCGTCGCCGCGATCATGTCCTCAAGCGCCTTCGTATCGAGAATCTGAGCCTCGTCAAAGACCTCAACATCGATCTCGTCGAACCCGCGACCGAAACCTTGCGACCTGGCTCCGAACATGATCACGGACCCATTTGCGAACTCGACCTGACCCTCACCATGCGACAGCCGAACCGCCCGCACATGAGGCCGGATCTTCTTACGACGCGACAACCCTCGAGCTGTCGTCAAAGTCTTAGTCGTCGTCCTCAAATGGTGGGAAGTCCAAACCACCTGCAAGCCGGGATACAAAATGCAGAGGATGAACAGCATCCCCAAAACGAAGTACGTCTTGCCAACCTGACGCGGAATCGAAAGCCCGACCCCGCCAACCGTCGCAACATACTTCCCGTGCTCGTCATAACCGAGACACACCATCCCGAGCTGCCGCTGCCACCAGTCGAACCCGATACCAAGCTCGGCACCCTTAGCCTCAACCCTCGGCCAAACCGTCTTCCGAATCGTGGACGGAAATACAAACGCCCGAGCGTACTCAGACAGCCGCGGCGTCGAAGTCGCCATCTGAGACCTCGACATGCCCCACAGCCTCCTGAGAATCCCGAGCGTCGATCGCCTCAATATCCCGAACCGTCTCCGCAAGACGCTTCGTCAAAGCCGCCAGATCACGAGCCGGAGTATTCGGGTTCTCCACCGCCACAGCAATACGGTCACGCATCGCAACCAACAACTCCCGCGTCGTGCCCGTAGCCGCAGCCTCAGTCACCGTCTTCGCCCGAGGCGGCGGCTCATCAGGACCAACAACCCGCAAACCCCCCTTGGAAACAGCCACACTGACCTCCAAGTGCGAGTCGGACCCCAGCTCAAGAAATGTGGAAAAACGCCGGGGAGATATTTCGGCT